AAATTAATACTGGAAATACAGAAGCCCTTAATAAAAAAGATGTTTCAGATTCTACTCCTGAAATTAGCACTAGAAAACCTACGGTAAAAGCAGCACCTAAAGATAATTCTAGAAAAGCTATAAGAAAAAGAAAGAAAGCAGATAAAGCAGCAGGAGTATCTAAATCACAGATGAGAGCTAACAAAGCTAAGTCTAAATCTGAAGCAGCTTCAGCGAAAGCAAAAAAATCTAAAAACCCTTCTTACAGAGCTCAATTAACAGCTAAGTCAGAAAGATTAGCTAAAAGAGCTGCACGTAAAGGTGGTTCTCCAGCTAAACTAGAAGATCCAAAGCAAAGAACCCATGCTCAAATTTTAAAAGCATATCCAGGAGCAGTTAAAGTTCCAGGAAAAATAAATACCTACAAATATAAAGGAACTACATTAAACCCAGCTTTATTTCCAGTTAAAAAGAAAGCTAAAACAGTTAAGCAAGCTATAGAGATAAAAGAAAAAAAATAGTGAAAAAGATATTAGAATTTTTTAGTACAAAAGTCTTCAAACAAGTTGGTGATGTAGTTGATAACTTATTCACTAACGAGGAAGAAAGATTAGAAGCTAGAAATAAGATATTTAAAGTCTTGCAGGATGCTCAGCTAGAACTGCAGAGAATGCAAACTGAGATCATTGTAGCTGAAGCTAAAGGTAATTGGTTGCAAAGAAGCTGGAGACCAGTACTTATGCTTTCATTTGGTTTTATCATTATATATACAAAATTTATATCACAACTATCTGCACACTTAATAACACCTGTTTTAGAACCAGAGTTCTGGAGCTTGTTAGAAATAGGTATTGGTGGTTATGTAATAGGTAGAAGTGGAGAAAAAATCGTGGACAAACTAGGGCCACTATTCAATAAAAATAAATAATAAAAATAAATAAAAATGGGACAATACGGAATAACAAGCGGGGTAATTGGTAAAGCATTACCTATCGGTGGTGGAGACGCTGCTATAACGCCTGCTTCTGCTTGGTTATTTGAAAATCAAACAGGAACATTAGGAACGAACTTAACAGGTTCTCAAATATACTCAGGAAGTGGAGGCTCTATAATAGCTATATTATCAGGAGTTAACGGAGTTCTTGGAGTTGCTTTCACTGGAAACATGATAAGTAATGGAACAGGTTACACAATAAACGAGACTGGAGTAACGGTAACACCTGCTAGTGGTCTTGGAACTGGGTTAACTGTAGACACTGTTGTTGCAAACGGTGGAATAACATCTATCGCTGTAAACACAGCAGGCGTAGGTTATAGACAAGGAGATGTAATAACAGTTACTAGTGGAGATGGTAATGCAACTTTTACAATAAACGTAACTGATGCTCTTCCAATAGCTGGTGATGCTGTTACATTTACAAACGTTCCTGCTGGAACTATATTGCCTGTAGCAGTTGATTATGTACTAAATTCATCTACAGCAACTGATATGGTTGCCTGTAAATAATTACGTAACAAGTAATAATAACAATAAGTAATAACAATCAAATTAAATAAAATGGGAAAATTAACAGAAGAACAATTAAAGTCAGTAAAAGAAGGTCAAGGAAAAATTAATTCTATATTAATAGAGATTGGTTTTTTAGAAGCTAAAAAGGCAGAGTTTTTAGGAGCTCACTTTGAAGCGGTAAAAGTTTTAGAAGAAGTTAAATCAGAATTAAAAGAAGAGTACGGAGATATAACCGTAAACTTAGCTGATGGTAGTTTTGAAAAAATAGAGGCTGAAGTAGAAGAAGCTGAAGTACTTGAGATAGTAAAGTAATGGAATCAGTTGTGAGAAAGATCAGTATAGGATCTGATTATAAAAATGACGCAATGCACTACGCTGTAGGACAGCAAGTTTATGGTGGTCATACTATATCAGCAATATTACACGATCCAATATTAAACTCTTACAGTATATTCATAAAAAAAGAAGACGAGATTATGCCATGGAAGAAATTTAATTCTCACATGGCAATATCCGTTGAGTATGATTTAGAATATTAATGAAAAGTTTATACGACTTCATCATCAAACCATTAGGTGATAGATACCAAAACGAAATAAAGCTTGGTGACAAAACATTAGTTTTAAACACTAAAATAGAAAGCTTCAAAGCTGTTAACAATTTAGCAGTTGTAGTTGAAACACCAAAGGCTTTTAGAACAGATATTAAAAAAGGAGATATAATAGTAATACACCATAATGTTTTTAGAGTATTCTATGACATGAAAGGTGTTAAAAAAAACAGTAGATCATATTTTAAAGATAATTTATATTTCTGCGCTATTGATCAAATATATTTGTATAAAAATACTGGGAATTGGAAATCATTTGGAGACAGGTGCTTTGTAATGCCTTTGAAAAATAAAGACTCTCTAGGGCTCGATAAAGAGCAAAAGCTTATTGGTATACTAAAATATGGTAATAAGTCCTTAGAAGCTTCTGAAATAGTCCCAGGTGATGTTGTTGGGTTCACACCAAACAGTGAATGGGATTTTGTTATAGATAAGCAAAGAGTTTATTGTATGAAATCTAATGATATTGTAATTAAGTATGGACACGAAAGAAACCAAGAGGAATATAATCCAAGCTGGGCAAAAAGCGGTTAAAGAATTAATTAAAGTAGCTGAAGAAGCTATTGTAGGTTCTGAAGACGATTTATCTGCGGATAAATTAAAAAACGCTGCTGCCACTAAAAAGCTAGCTATATTTGATGCTTTTGAAATACTTGCTAGAATAGAATCAGAAGAAAACTTACTGAATGACAAACCAGAAGAAGTTAAGGAAGAAAAAGCTTTTAGAGGTTTTGCTGAAGGAAGATCCAAGAAATAATGTACGAACAAACATTATATCACATAGTTAAAGACGTTATTAGACCTAAAGTTTTAAATAAACTAAATAAGTTTAAGAAATGGGAATACGGTTATAATAAAGAATATGATTTTGTTGTAATTAGTAAGACTGGTGAAATAGGAGAAATATATGACATACAAGGTTTAAGAATAGCTTTACCTAAGGAAAAAGAAATTAAAGTTTTTGAAGGTAAAAAATGGAAATATTCTGAATATCCAAAAGAACTAAATAGAATTAAATCAGTATTTGATTGGGATGAATACCCAGTTGAATTTAAAGAAAAATGGTATGACTATATTGACACAGAGTTTAAAAGGCGTGAAGAAGGTTTTTGGTTCTTTAATAAAGACAAGCCTACTTATATTACTGGTACTAACTACATGTACCTGCAGTGGTCCAAGATTGATGTTGGGCAGCCAGACTTTCGTGAATCAAACAGATTATTCTATTTATTCTGGGAGGCTTGCAAGGCAGATACAAGATGCTACGGAATGTGTTATCTTAAGAACAGACGATCAGGGTTCTCGTTCATGGCATCAGGCGAGACTGTTAATCAAGCCACGATATCTACCGATTCAAGATTTGGCATACTTTCAAAGTCTGGGCCAGATGCAAAGAAAATGTTTACTGATAAGGTCGTACCCATATCAGTTAATTACCCCTTCTTTTTCAAACCAATCCAAGACGGTATGGACCGCCCGAAAACGGAACTTGCGTACAGAGTACCAGCGTCCAAATTTACCCGTAAAAAACTTGACTCCAATGAGAAACTCAAGGAGATCTCCGGTCTCGATACAACGATCGACTGGAAGAACACGGGGGACAACTCGTACGATGGTGAAAAATTAAAACTACTAGTACACGATGAAAGTGGAAAGTGGGAAAGACCAACAAATATATTAAACAACTGGAGGGTAACTAAAACTTGTTTAAGACTAGGTTCTAGAATTATTGGAAAGTGCATGATGGGTTCAACCTCTAATGCTTTAGATAAAGGTGGTGAGAACTATAAGAAATTATACTATGATTCAAACGTTGACAAGAGAAACGCCAATGGGCAGACTCGCTCAGGATTATATTCTTTGTTCATACCTATGGAATGGAACTACGAAGGATACATTGATTCTTATGGATTTCCTGTATTCAATACACCAAAAAAATCCACAGAAGGACCAGACGGTCAACTTATAGAGCTAGGTGTAATTGATTACTGGCAAAACGAAGTAAATGGTTTAAAGGAAGATCAAGATGGTTTAAATGAATACTATCGTCAGTTTCCTAGAACAGAGGAACACGCTTTTAGAGATGAAGCAAAAGAATCTTTATTTAATCTAGCTAAAATATACGAGCAAATAGATTACAACGCTGATTTAAAAAACACGTCAGTTGTTACTACTGGTAGTTTTCAGTGGGAAGATGGAGTTAAAGATACTCGTGTTATATTTATACCTAATAAAAATGGTAGGTTTAATGTTTCTTGGGTTCCATCATATGAATTGCAAAACAGAATAATAAATAAAAGCGGTACTAAATATCCAGGAAATGAGCACGTTGGTGCTTTTGGATGTGATAGTTACGATATATCAGGAACTGTAGACGGTAGAGGTTCTAATGGTGCTTTGCACGGTTTAACTAAGTTTAGTATGGAAGATGCTCCTCCGGATCATTTCTTTTTAGAATACATAGCAAGACCACAAACGGCAGAGATATTTTTTGAAGATGTTTTAATGGCTTGTGTATTTTANGGAATGCCATTGCTTTGTGAAAATAANAAACCTAGATTATTATATCATTTTAAAAGAAGAGGCTATAGAGGTTACTCTATGAATAGACCTGATAGAACATATAATAAGTTATCAATAACTGAAAGAGAAATAGGTGGAATACCTAACTCTAGTGAAGATATTAAGCAAGCTCACGCTGCTGCAATAGAGACATATATTAATACTCGTATTGGTTTAATCGATACTGGATATGGAGACATGTACTTCCAAAAGACATTAGAAGATTGGGCAAAATTCAATATAAATAATAGAACTAAACACGATGCTTCTATAAGTTCTGGTTTAGCTTTAATGGCTTGTAATAAAAATAGATATATACCAAAAGCGCAGATGCAGAGAGTAGCTGTTAACTTAGGTATAAAAAAATACGACAACAAAGGCGGTATGTCTAAAATAATAAGATAAATGAATATACAGACTAATACTAATAGCTCGTTTCCTAGTCAAATAGTAAGCGATGAAGAAAAAGCTAGCTTAGACTACGGTATACAAGTTGCTAGAGCCATAGAGAATGAATGGTTTCAGGAAGGTAGATCTGGTAATAGATATGTACAGAGCTATAGTAATTTTCATCAATTAAGACAATACGCTAGAGGAGAGCAAAGTGTTCAAAAATATAAAGATGAATTATCTATAAACGGTGATCTGTCTTATCTTAATTTAGACTGGAAGCCAGTGGCTGTTATTTCTAAATTTGTAGATATAGTTGTAAATGGTATGTCTAATAAGTCATACGACATAAGTACATTCGCTCAAGATCCTTTTTCTGTTAAACAAAGAACTGACTACGCTGCCGCTGTTGAAAGAGACATGAACGCTAGAGAAGCTCTTGTAAATATACAGGAAAATATAGGTATGGATTTTTCAATTACAGGTGATTTAGAAGCTTTACCTGAAAGCAGAGAAGAATTAGACGTTCACATGCAGATGACATATAAGCAAAATGTAGAGATTGCAGAAGAAGAAGTTATAAGCAACGTACTAGCCGCTAATAAATACGATCAAATTAAAAAAAGAATAGCTTATGATCTAGCTGTTGTAGGTATAGGTTCTTCAAAAACTAGATTTGATAAATCTGAAGGAATTAAAGTAGAGTATGTAGATCCAGCTTATATGGTTTATTCATATACTGAAGATCCAAACTTTGAAGACATATACTATGTTGGTGAAATAAAAGCTATAACAATACCAGAATTAAAAAAGCAGTTTCCAAATATACCAGACGATGAATTACAGAGAATTCAAAATATGCCTGGTAACTCTCAATACGTAACTGGTTGGGGAAATTACGATGAAAACACTGTTCAAGTAATGTATTTTGAATACAAAACTTACATGGATCAAGTTTTTAAAATTAAGAAAACAGAACAAGGTTTAGAAAAAACATTAGAAAAGCCAGATACATTCAACCCACCTGAGAATGATAACTTCGAAAGAGTATCAAGAACAATAGAGGTTTTGTATACTGGAGCTAAAGTACTAGGTAACAATTATATGTTAGACTGGAAAATGGCTGAGAATATGACTAGACCAGCAGCTGATACAACTAAGGTAGAAATGAACTACTGTATATCGGCTCCTAGAATGTACAAGGGACGTATAGAGTCTATCGTGTAAGTAGAATAACTGGTTTTGCTGATATGATTCAACTAACGCATCTTAAATTGCAACAGGTTATGTCTAGAATAGTGCCAGACGGTGTATTCTTAGATATGGATGGTTTAGCTGAGGTTGATCTAGGTAATGGAACAAACTATAATCCAGCAGAAGCATTAAATATGTATTTCCAAACGGGTTCTATAGTTGGTAGATCACTTACTCAGGACGGTGAACTTAATAGAGGTAAAGTACCTATTCAAGAGTTATCATCTTCAAGCGGCCAAGCTAAAATACAAAGTTTGATTGGTACATACCAATATTATTTACAAATGATACGTGATGTAACCGGTTTAAACGAAGCAAGAGATGGAAGTGCTCCAGATAAAGATGCTTTACTAGGTTTACAGAAAATGGCAGCAAATGCTTCAAATACAGCTACCAAGCACTTACTTGAATCTTTATTGTATTTAACAATTAGAACATGTGAAAATATTAGTTTAAAAGTTGCTGATGTTATTCAAAATCCTTTAACTGAAAATGCTTTAACTAACTCAATAAGTACTTTTAACGTTAAGACGCTTGAGGAATTAATGAATCTTCAAATTCACGACTTTGGTATTTACATACAACTAGAACCCGAAGAAGAAGAAAAAGCTTTGCTAGAGCAAAACATACAAATGGCTTTACAAACAGGAGCTATTCAATTGTCTGATGCTATTGATATTAGAGAGATAAAAAACACCAAGCTAGCTAATCAATTTATAAAACTAAGACAAACGCAGAAAATAAAATTAGAGCAAGAACAACAACAACAAAACATACAAGCACAGGCGCAGGCCAATGCTGAATCTGCAGAGAAAGCTGCTATGTTTGAAGTTCAAAAACAACAAGCATTAACTGCTGAAAAAGTTAGTATTGAACAAGCTAAGTCTCAATTTGAAATGCAACGTATGCAAGCTGAGGCTCAAATAAAAAGAGAATTGATGGCTGAAGAATTTAGTTATCAAATACAATTAGCACAAGCAACAGCTGAAGCTCAGAATACTAAAGAGAAAGAAATAGAAGATAGAAAAGATAAGCGTGTAAGAATACAAGGTACGCAACAATCAGAACTGATAAATCAAAGACAAAATGATTTATTACCTACGGATTTTGAATCTGCTGGGAATGATAGTCTAGGTGGTTTTGGATTAGAACAATTTGATCCTAGATAAGATTACAAACAATTATTTAATTATATTATATTATGTCAGAAACAAAAACAAATGAACCTGTTAAACAGGAAGGTGAATTTAGTCTTAAAGGTAAGTCTAAGAAGCCTAAGCAATTAGGGGACAAAAATCAAGAAATAACTAAAGTTAATTTAAAAGAACCTTTAGTTGATTTACCCGCGGATGTAACTAAAGTAGTTATTCCAAAAGAAGAATTAAAAAAAGAAGACGATGCCATTCAAGACAAAAGCTCAGAGAGCGGCGTGTTACGCGCAGAAGAATCCAAACTGGGATTGCAAGAAGTGGGACAAGGAGACGAAGGGTCCGCTAAAGATGATAAAGAGGAATTCACGCAGCTGCAAGAAATAACAGACGAAGAAGTAAAGCAAACTGTTAAAGAAGTAAAAGAAGCTGTAAGAGATGAAAAAATTCTAGGTAAACCATTACCTGAAAACATCGAAAAGCTAGTTTCTTTTATGGAAGATACTGGTGGAACTGTTGAAGACTATGTTAGATTAAATGCTGACTATTCAACAATAGGTGAAAACGCTTTAATTAAAGAGTATTACAGAAAAACAAAACCTTATTTAGAATCTGAAGACATAGATCTTATGTTAGAAGACTATGACTATGATGAAGATTTAGACGAGGATAGAGATATACGCAAGAAGAAAATTGCATTTAAAGAAGAAGTTGCAAAAGCTAAAAGCTTTTTAGAGGAAACTAAGAGTAAATACTACGACGAAATCAAGTTGAGACCCGGCGTAACTCAAGACCAACAAAAAGCTATGGATTTTTTCAACCGTTACAACGAAGATCAAGAGACAGCTATTAAACAACACGAAGATTTTAAATCTAAAACTAATAACTATTTCAATGATGAATTCAAAGGTTTTGAGTTCGACGTCAGTGGAAAAAAGTTTA